GTTGATAATGGCTGCATTATCTGTCGATTTAACTTGTTCATAGTGTCGTTAAATCTTTCGGCACTTCTTATGGTGTCATCAGTAAATATACCCGTTGCGGATTCCGCTAGCTCATCCATTGACGCTGACCCATCTTTAATAAGGTTGGCCATTGATATACCAACTTTCGCGCCAAATACCTGAGCTAGTAAACCATTTCTTTTAAAAGGTTCTTGTATAGAATCAAGCGTTACAAAAAATTCCTTAAAAAGAACTTCTGTTTTTTTTGTTTGACCGGAAGAATCTTTTAGAGATAAGCCCATCTCTTCAAAAGCCCGTTTAGCAAGACCAGTTCCCATGGTGGCTTCACCAACACCCTTAGAAAAGAATTTTAAGGCTTTGTTAAATTGTTCGGTTTCAATTCCTGACTGTTGAGCTGCAAATTGATATTTCTGTAAAAATTCGGTAGCAACTCCAATGGAATCTGCGGTTTTTCCAATAGCATCAGCAACCTCTAAAGATTCCTGCGCGAAGTTAATTAATTTTGTAACTGCAAAAGCAGCCGCAAAAGCACCCGCCAGCTTTCCCATTGCCTGTTTTGTTTTATCAATGCTCTTATTAACTTTGTTAAAGCTACCCTTCGTGTGGTCTTTTGCTTTTACGTTAATTTTATAATCAGTTGCCATTTTTTGTTTGCCTATTTTTTTCTTCTAAATATGCTATCCATCCATGAAATTCAGATAAGGTCATTTTTTCTTCTAACTCGTTAAGAGTTAAATGAAGAGTTTCAGCTAAATAATATCTTGCGAACAGAGCCTTATCTGTTCTTACTTTTTTGCATGATCCTCTATAGAATCCGTATTCATTATTTCGCCAGCAACCATTGCAAGAACATCCTTATCAACATGGTTCATAAGATCATGTCTGTCATCTATTCCAAAAATTTTCTCACCCTCTGAATCGAGACTTTTCATCATTACACATTGAGCCATTAACTCGACGTCATTGTCTTTTGCAAAGCTTTGCAGTTTAGACATTTCAGCCAGAGTCAATGGCTTTGCGTATATGGTTAGTTCCCATTCAGGCACTTCAATCTTCTTGATTCCCAAAGAATCAAAATGTTTTTTAGCACTTTCGATTGCACTCATCTTATACAGTGCTTAATGTTAGATCGCCATTTCCTATAACAGAAATAGAGCTTTCTACCATTGAGTCATTTGATGCATTAACACTGAATCCAGTTACGATTGCATTACCAGTCCAATACTTATCGCCACTGGTTGTGCCTTCAACATAGAACTTCAAAGTCACTTCTGCGCCAGCAGTAAGAGCACTTTGTGAAGTGTCAGTTTCATCAAAATAAACATCAACAGAGCCAGACCAAGAATTAACAGAAGAAACATAGCTTTTATTTACGTCTCCTAGTGTTGTTGTTTCTATAGTCTCTGACTGTTCATCAAACGCATAAGATCGAATTGAAGCAATCGCCGCGCTTCCAACGTGGACAGTGCCAGAACTTCCTTTATGAATACTCATTATTTTCTACCTCGGCTTTCGCCTGTTTTTTAGAAGAAGATTTTATTTCTTGGGCTGCTTCTTCCTTCCAACCCATATTCATATAATGCTCAACCTTTGAAGGGTGAGCTTTAATTGAAACTTTTCCATCTGGACTAATCATTTTCATATTAAGTACCTCTTAACTTGCCACGTCAGGATTTTGCTCCTGCGTGTAATATTCGACGTTATAATTTAGGGTCATAAACGCAAGCGGTTTTTCCCCCTCTGAATTAAACTCTATGTCTGTGCTTATAAGATAAGCATCTTTTGATCTGCCGCCTAAAGTTCTGTCAGCAGATATGGCTTTTTCTACTTCAACTGCAATAGTATCTATGCTGTCGTCAAAATTGCTGGTAGCTTTTACATAGCACTCTATTGCAACCGTTAGATTTCGTTCTAATAATCTGTTTGAGCCTATAACTACTGGCTCTGAATCTTCGCTTTTTGTATAAATTAATATGCATGGAAGATTGGTGTTTTCTAATGGGTACACCCTGCTTTGGAATACATTTGATCCGGTTGTGGTTAATCCGGTCAGTGTTGTTCCTACTTGTTCTCTTAGAAGCTGTCTGATATGTGCCATCTAGACTTCCTCTAACATTAAAGCCGTGAAGCCTGTTCTATCAGCTTGAATATTTACCACGGTATAATTTTGAGCAGCCTTTAAAACATTACCATCGGTATCTTTTAACGGGTTGACCGCTAAGGTGTTGCCAAAGGCAACCGATGGAACGTCTACGCTTCTGCAATATGCAATGGGCTGAGTTGCTTCTACTCCTATTCCCTCTTCTTGCTCGGTGTATTCATCATTGAGGATAATATTGATCGTGGATGATGTGCCATTAATGGTATACACAGCACTAACGCCATGACCGTATTGAATGTCTAAGTAGGCACTCATATCTTCCTCTGTTTCCATGTGATACTGACTCATTGCTCTTCAAGTACCAGTGAAATCATGCCTGTGTTATCAGGCTTAGAATTTACAACTAAAAAGGTTGTAGCCGCTTTTAAGACATTTCCCTTATTGGTGGTAATTGCATCAACTATAAGCTTATCTAAATGCGAAATATAAGGTGCATCGCTAGCTTTCATCATTGCCCTTGGCTGATATCCAGCCGCAGCAACGCTGTTGCCTTGTATGTTGAAATATTCTTGGTCAAGAATGATATTAACGCTGGTGCTATTGCCACTGTCTATATCGAACCATGTATCAATATTTGTAGTTCTTGAGTCCCAAAAATTGTTCTGAACCTCAAAAAACGTAGCAGCAACCCCATGACCCGTAGTCGAATCAAGATAAGAGCTAAAATCTGCTGCGCTTTCTAATGGCATTAGTCTTCTTTAGACCTTTTTTTAATAACTGGTTTGTCAGATTTTTTTAATCCAACGCTTCTGTCTTCTTTTACTGGCTTAGGTTTTTCAACATAGATTTCAGCCTTATTGCATGAAACTAAAGTATTACCTTCTTCAACAGTAACTTCGACAACATCACCTGCGCAAACTCTTTTTCCATTTGACATGGTGTCTTTAATAATTAAATATTTTTTCATTTTTAAGATAGGGGCGTTGCCGCCCCCATTCCATTTCATCATTAGATAAAATTAACCGTCGTTAGCTAAAATAAAGCTTTCTGGATGACGTACTGCAACATCAACATTCTGCAAAGCTATTATTCTGATTCCACCAGAGGTGCTGAGTGCATACTGGTCAACTGTTAAGTCAAGCCCGCCGTACATTCCAATTAATAGATCAGCAAAGTTTCCAAAGTAGAAATCACCTGAAGTCACTTGCTTTGATCTAATAACATCGTAGCCATTAACCATTCCATCTGGAGAGACAACAAATTGCCCAGAACCAGAGTCTTTAGATGTAACTTTCATAGTTCCATACTCAGCAGGAGTACAAATCATTCTCAAGTTGCCAAATAAAGCATTATCGCCGGCAATATCAGACTCAAGACCTACAATCTCTGCCCATGTTGGGTTTGCAGCAGCGAATGTAGATGTGTTTATCCCTGAAGTATTACGAATACCTGTAGGCTGTCCAGAGCTTCCTGATCCAAGCAAAGCGCCTGAGTCAATAGCTTGAGCAATACCAGCAGTTAGATCATTTCTGATCAAATTTTCGATGCTGAGTGAGCTTTGGCTCAAAAGCAATCTAGTTACATCAGTAAATGCACCAATTACTTTAGGAGACATTGTCACGCTACCAGTTGTCATTTCTGACTCAGTAGAAGCTCCGCCTTCTGTTGCAATCCATGCAGCAGTTGAAGCAGCAGTCTTCTTAGGAATAACTACGTTGCCTTGTAAGCCAGTAAGCATCGTTGCGCCCGCTTGCATGACTGAAGAAGCGTTTCTTAGAACGTCTATGAAGTCTCCGCCGCGATAATCTTCACTAATTAAAGTGCTGTCATCGGAAGAGTTCATGTCTCTAGTCCAGTTTCTTAGTACATCAGCAGGAAGCATTACGCCTTGTGAAGTTTTACCTTCAACCTGAGCAGCACTTCTTGAACATTCAAATTCAAAAGCAGCTTCTTCTTGCGCACGTCTATCTGTTGGATTGGCTAAAGCTCTAACTGCTTTAATTAAAGAAAATCTTTCAGTTTCTTTTTTTGTTAAGCCAATTTCTGAAGGAGTTTCTAAAGGAGAATTATTAGAAATATTGTCTAATAGGATTCCTCTGAATTCTTCAACTGAAGAACCTTCACTAATTGCTTTGTCTGCTAAATCACGTTTATTATGACGGACAGCAAGATCAATGATCTCTTTTGAGTTTCTTTTGAACTCTGCTTTAGCCGCGTCAGTCGCTTGTGATCTAACTTCGTCAAGATTTACATCTTGGTTATTTTCGTTTTCCACTTGTTTCACCTCTATGTGAGTTTGTTTATTTTTAGAACGCCCAATTCCTACTGAATCGTCAGCAGGAACAGCAACAACGCTGGCTTCGACGGGGCGAAAAGATGCCCTCATGTAGTCGCCATGTTCTTTGCTATGGTCTCGTTCCATCTTAGTTATGGAGTATCCGATTGAGATATTATTTCTAATACCATCAAGGACATCCTGAAATATACTTTCGGCAAGCTCACTTTTTCCAAAGCGAACAATAGCAACAGTCCTGCGTCGCTCTTCGTCAAGTTTAAATTCTTCAATTTTCCCAATCACTTTGGTCATGTCATGATCCAAAAGTAATGGAGCTGTACCTGAATTCATAAACGACATGTCTATGTCTTCAGCCCTGTGTGAAAGCACCTCTTTACCGAAGCTGCGTTCCACTGGTTGCTCACTGCTTACCGCAATTCGCACCCGTCTAGTTTTTTTATCAATGTAAGAAGCTCTAGATAGATCAATGGTTCTGAAACTTAATTCAGCATTGAAGTCTCTATCGCCTTCTACATCGACAATTTCAACAACCTCTTCAGGCTGTTTTACATCCTCATGCATCTCAAGGTCAGCAACTATAGAGCTGTCGCCTTCAGAAGCGCTGAGGATGCTTACATTTTCATCTAACATAATCGTCTCCTCAGTAGTTTCTACTGGATGTGCTTCTGACTCAGTTGAGTCAAAATTGTTATGGTTAGCTGTCATCGTCAGCTTCCGAATTTTGTGTGTTTTCAGCGCCTTGAATAGTCGCTTCTACTGGCATTTTTGCGCCGAAAGGCTGGTAAGCTAATTCAATGCCATACTGCTTCGCTAATTCAATTTCTTTTTGATGTTGTTCAAATAGTTCTTCAGTATCTCTGCCAAACGATGCAGATATGTCTGAATATGTGATTGTTCCATTTTGTAAGCCAAGGATATGCGACTGCATTTCTTTTAGTGGGTCTATCCATGCAAAGCTTCTAGGAATAAATGTTACTGAGTTAGCAAATTTATCAAATTTGCCTATAGGTAAATTAATGCTTCCTGATGATATTGCCATTTCAAGCCAGCATTCAAATATGGGTGTTATAAAATGCTCAATACAAAATTGCTGCATTAGCATGTAATTGCTGCGGTCTTCCAGAGCTCCCTGACGAATTGAAGAGTAATTTACGCTTGTTAAATCGTTTGATAGAGCATGATAAGAAATGTTTAAACCAGAAGCCACGCTTCTTAGCACGCTTGTTGTAAAAGATTCAAACGCTGATGTGGGATGGGTGGCCTGCCAAGTTTCTACGGTATGACCTGCAGGAAGCTGATTAAACACTCCGGCTTCGGCTGTCATTGTTGGGTTGAAAGTATCTGTAGGCTCTCCATCGCCAACATAACCGTCACCATCCGGACTGGTTATAAAACCCATGGTACAAGATGCTACTCTGGCTGCAACGATTTCGGCTTCTAAATAGCCTGAGTATTGAGCTAGGTTAGCAATTACAGGAGCTAGGAATGTAACCCCCCTGGTCTGTTCTGCTCTGTTAGGCATATAGACATGAATGATTTCATCTGCCGGCACTCTGATGTGCTGTTTGTTGTTTAGGTAAACGCTAGCGTATGGATGTCCTTTGTATAAATGATACGCAACCGGCTTGTCATATTCATCAACCTCAACGCCCATTTTAATTTTATTGCCTGTAAGTTTGCTAGGCTCGTTCATTGTTTCGTCAAGATGGTCTGCTTCTAAAAAGTGAAGTTGGAAGCCATACTTGGATTTGTTTTTTATTTTGCGAACTAATATTTCACCATCGCGGGCAAGACCTTCAATAAATATTTTTTGACAATCTAAAAAAGACAGTCTGCCGTTTGTGGTGCAATTACCAAGTTTAGTCCAGTCTTTGAACGCTGCTTCTATTAGCTGGTTAGCAGCAAGGTCTAAAGAACCATTATCATTTCGACTTTTGCTGCTTACTCTTATGCCATGCTTACCGATAACATTAGACACCATAAGATTTAGGTATCTTGCGATATACGCATCGTTACGTGCTAACTCTCTTGCTCTATCCCTTAGAATTCGTATGTTATCTCTTATCTCAGCATCAGCAGAAGTAGAACTAGCTTTAAAATCTGAAAACAGCCTGCCAGTGTTTGCGCCTTGGTAACTTCTTGCAAAAGTTTGACGCTTTTTAGTTTTAGGTTTATCGCCACCGAATATTTTGTTGTACCAAGCCATTATTTAAACCTTACCTTCACGGTGTTTCCGCTACCCATTCCATTTAAAATTCTTGCTTGTTTAACTTCTTTTAAATATTCGGTCTTATAGTGGCTTTTAAATTTTAAAAGCTCATCTATTGTCATTCTGGATAAAGACCTTCCGGCAATAGACATGGATGATTGATCCATAGTTGCCCTGTTCTCAATGACTGCAAGTATTGAATCTAATACAATTTTTGCATGACTTCTTACTGAAGCCGTTGTTGCTGCGTAATTATCCTGTAAGGTGACAAAGCCCTCGCCGACTTTAACTCTATTGCTGCTGCCATTGACAGTAATATTAGCAATCCAATTATATTCACCCTTTGTATAAGCTGCGGTGACAGAAGATGCAACCTCAACTTTATAGTCAGCGCCCAGATTGGTAGCAGTAAGAGTAATGTTTGCAGGTGTTGCGCCATCAATTAAATTAAACTCATAAGATAGGACATATCCTGAATTTGGATAATCTGTACTTAAATTGTTTATTTTCCACGCAAAGTAATCTCCAAGTTTTAGCTCGGTAGGCACTTGGGTTGGATAATTGTCTGAATCAAAAGCGTTTGACAAGCAAAATTCCTCAAATTGTGTAATTACATCTATCTACTAACAACACTAATAGTCATTTT